CGCAACTCTCTGCGTAGTCGTGTTTCAGCAAGCCTAATGAATGTAGGAATCATGGCAGTCAAATCGCTACGTGCCAAATAACTTGCAATCGTTTCCTGTAAGTCAGAGTACGTTGTAATTGCAGCCATAATTAAACCTCGGTAATATAGTTATTTTTTAATTGGAATATTTTACTTACGCAAACACTCTGTATGGAACTGTTGGTACAACTTTGTAAGCATCAAATGCATCAGTCATAGCACCCCTAAGATTGACGTGCCATCCTTCTAAGTCAACCATTATAGGATTACCCTCTGCATCCGTAAGACCAGTAGGCTTGTAGATTACACCAATAATGTCTATTGAGTAGCCTTCTAACGGACTGCGCTCAGTAGTAACGGTATCAGTAGCGTTGCCTTCTTCGTCATAGCTAGTTGTAATTGTAGTCACTTCGGGATAGATAACATCGTTAGCTTCTGCTTCGTCTTTAAATTTCAAAAAATAATCACTCATGATGTTAGACTCTGTAATGTTGAATTAGATAAACGTGTTGGGTAGTAGCTAAAGGATTTAATGTGTCCGTTAATGAAATCCGTACCAGCAATAAAAGCCCTATCTAAAATAACAACATTATAACTAGCACTAGATGTACTTGTTGCTGTTCCAGAAGCTGTAATCCCTCTATTACCTGTTGCATACGCATAAGCAGTTTTAATTAAAGTGTCTGCAACAAATGTTGGAGATGCGTCAATTCTTCCTATATTTGACCCATTAACAAATGTATTAGCAGAACCTGCTTTTTGTGTTGCATTAGAAATAAAAAATAATTGAGAATTTACTCCTACACCAGAACTGTCTGTTATTAAAACTAATCGTTTATCAGAACCAGATGTTGGGCTTGCATCATAAGAAACATACATAGTCCCCTCATTCTGGTTATACCAGCTACTAAAGTTACTTCCTTGTATTATTGCTGTGTCAGCGGCTCTAGTGACTTGGCTTGCTGCGGTTGGGATAAAGCTAGTTGCAAACGAGCCAATTTCAAGTTGTGCAAATTGCACCGTGCCAGTAACAGTAAATACAACAACACCAACCGTTGGAGTGAATGTTAAAGTTGTGCGTGTTGGATATGCTCCAGTTCCAACTACAACTGCAATAGCTGTACCAGAAAGAGTAACTGTGCCTGTGCCATAGAAGGACAATGTATGAGCTACTGCTGTTACTGTAACACTTTGTGTAGCTAAATTAGTTCCTGCTAAACTAGAATTAAGTAATAGATTAGACCTCTGCTCCTCAATCAACAATCCCTTAGGCTGTAGCGTTACAGGGTCATAGTCAAATCTTGGACCATAGTAGGCTGCTGCTGTAGGAGCTGCTACTGGGTTATATACATAAGGGTCTAGTGATGCTGAGTCTGATAGTTGTGCGCCCCAGACGTAAATGCCTGAAGTGCCATCGCCTGCGTAGTTTTGATTGCCCCCCGTGTTATTTAGCAGAATCAATGGAGCGCCTGCTGTACCAATCGCTGCAGCGGAAACACGTATTCTCCACCAGCCGTTGCCTGCGTCAGTAGATGAAAACGAAGTTGCTCCGTTGTATCCAGTTGCCACCCCTGTAGTAAGATTAACATACACGCCTTGATTTCCAAAGCCTGCCCCACCAAGTTGCAAAGCGGCAAAGTTTCTTTCTCCTGCTTTGGCATAACAACTAAATGTATATATTGTCCCAGTAACGTTCGTTACGTTTTGAACAAGAAAATGAGCACCAGTAGCAGTATTCTCCACCAACTTATCAGCAGACAATGTCCCAGTAGGTGCTTGATACATAACAGGCATAACTGTGCTTGATGTTCTTACATAGTCACCAGCTACAGCGCCTTGTACCACTTGCGCGCCCCATAGATAGAACCCACTTACGCCATCCCCTGTATAGACGTTTGTAGCTAAAGCGGTGTTGTAAGTAGATACTTGTACAGTAACGCTAGTTGCTGTGTCTGATGTTCCTACAAGAACTACACGATACCAACCATTTCCTACTAAAGTTGCTGTAGTTGACTGTGCTGTCCATGTCCCATAAGCGGCAGCAGGGAGAGTAAAAAGTCCTGTTTCTGGATTAAATCGGCATACTGCACCGCCCGCACCAGATGCCACAGAAATACCAAGTTGTCTTCCTTTAGCCTTTACATATATTGAAAATGTATATTGAATTGCTGAGGCTGCTTTTGTAATTGTTTGTTGGGAAAAATGAAATGCAGATGCGGCTGTGGTTTCTATTAATGCCTCTGCGTTTTGATACCCATCAGGACTAACAATGTCATTAGCAGAAATAGTTAAGGCTGACGTTGACCAACTAGCATTTTCAAACTCCTCAGACCTTAACACCAAATTAGTCTGCACAAAGCTATTAGACTTAGTCCATGCTGCGTTATCAAACTCTTGTGTGAAGCCTAGTAGGTTTTGAACGGTGGTGGAGTTGTATGTTGTAGCTGTAGAGCCTATCTCTAGTTGAGCGCCCCAGATGAATATACCTGAAGTGCCATCACCTGTGTAAGAATTTACACCAAAAACAGCTTGTGTTTGAATTCTAGCTCTAGAAGATGTAGCAACGGAACTTGGCGTTCCAGAAACAGTAACCCTATACCATCCGTTACCTACTACTGTAATAGTAGCTACTCCATTAGTTGCGGCACCTATTAAACCTACCGCACTTGCTTCGCCTGTCGCTAAATTAAAACTTACTCTAATTTGATTGGTTGCTGTTCCGTCATCAAGTTGCACATAACAAGCTGTTCTTTCAGCGGACTTTACATAACAACTAAATGTAGAAGTTGCACCAGCAATAACCGTTGCGGTTTGAATGGTAAAGTGATTAGCATTTGCCGTATCTTCAACTAACTTATCTGCGGTTGTTGTACCATTAGGAGCAACTGTAACATTTGCCGAAACAGTTGCATTTCCCTTGCCCCAAACAGCATTATCAAACTGCTCACTAAAAGTAAGCAAGTTCATTGGGGCATAGGCGATAAGCCCTGCGCTGTTTGTTACTGTAGCGTTGGTAGTGCGAGAAAAGGTAATACGTGGGTCGAGTGTGTTCTGATTGAACAAAGCAAAGTTTAAGTTCAATGATGGGGCAAGTATTAAATTAGTCGTACCTTCGCCACCCACCCCCGCACCAATAGGCAGAGATGCGGTGACTTGACCATTAACGTCTAATGCCGCGCCAGTAGTTGTATTAACCTGGTTTGCGACAGAACTCCACCCAACATATCCCATTATTCGCCTGCCATCCCTGCTTGTACAATCGTTGCTGTTGCAGTACCTGAGCCTGAGTTAACTAATACTTTAACCCCTTTAATTGGAAAAGCATAGTTACCATCAGCACTAACTGCAAGCGATGCCAAAGTTGGGTGACTAAACCATACTGGAGTTACAGCAGAGTTAAACACATCATCAAACGTATGTTGAATTGTGTAGTTAACCGTGCCAGAAACAACTACACCAATACCAACGTTAAATGGATTACGATACGTATCCAAAGGGGCTACGCTTGACGAGCCTGTACTTGATTGTGAAATTACAATAGAGCGCATTATAGCCCCCTTAAATTAAGCTGAAGCTGGGTTAGCTGCGCCATCGCCATTGCGGACAATGTAAGTCACGATAACTGTAACCGCACCGGTAGATGATGAACCTGTAGCTGTATAAGCAATTGAAGCGTCTGTAGTGCCAACGTTAGCTTGTGTAGGTGTAAATGTAGCAGCGATAGTTATTGGGTATGTACCAGCTGCAGTGATTGTAGTTGCAGCTGCAACGTCAGTGCCACCAATGGTAGCCTTTAATGTTGTTGCTGAAGCAAACAATGTAGTTGTTAAGAACTGAACTGCGGTAATCGCTGCGCCTGCTGGAATATAGCCTAAAGTACCAGAACCTGCTGCAACTTGCGCTGCTGTAAGGCTAAATGTTTGAGCTACAATAGTAGCACCCATATTACGTACTGTGCCTGCTGTTGTGCCTGTTGTGTTTTTTACTGTACCCAATAACCATGGGCCTAAATGAGATGCGAATGCCATATTAATTTCTCCATACAAAGTAAAGCTCAATAGTCTTGTATGCGCCTGCCGGGACAGTCTAATGAGCCGGATTAATATTCCCGGTTGATACACACTTTATACTACTTGTTTAAAGTAGTGTCAATATAAAAATAGCGCAGATTTGGTAGTTGTTACACATAACGCAGAAAGCCGAAAAACTCGTTACTTACTACATCCTCTGGTGTCGGCTTAACCGCCTAAAATATTGTGTGTAATATTTTACACATTATTAAACACAAAGTATTTAGAGTTAAATATATTAGACACAAAAAAGCCCCACCGAAGTGAGGCTTCTTTATTACACATGGAGCTTATTAAGCGCCTTGTGAACCGTACATACCTAACGGGTCAGACCAGCCGAATGAATAACGCTCGCGTGATTTGTAGCGAACGTTACCTGTATCGAAGTCACCATCCATTGAGTTGCTTAATGGTGTACGAACAAAGTGTTTCATACCATTTGGCACGTCAGTAGTTAAGAACCATGCATTTGTGTCAGTCAAGAAGTGATTGATTGTGTAGCCTTCAGATACAGAACCGTTATTCTTGATTGCGTTGATGTCATTGTCTGTAGTACCAACACGAAGTTCAGTTTCCAACAAGCGAGTTGCAACGAATTGCAATGCTGGTGGAACAACTAATTTCTTCGGTTTAGCTGCAATCAATAGACCACGTTCATCAGTCCAAGCTGCAATTTGAATTACGGCTGCTTCTAGAGAAGTCTCGTTCAAATCTGCTGGGGTTGATGGAATGTTGCTATTGGTGTCGCCTGAAACAAGAGGATGGGCGCTTGAGAACAAAGCCACACCGTCACCACCTGCGTAAGCACTTGAGAAACCATTGTTCAATACAGCTGCAGCTTTCACTTGTTTAGTGTAAGCCATAGCGCGAGCCAAACCTTTGGTATAACGTGCAGATAATGAATCATACAAGTTATCTTCAATAGCTTCTTCAGTTAAGCTGAAGCCCAAAGCGATTGTCTCGTGGTTGTATCGAGCAGTCCATGCTTCTTGTGCATTGTCATAAGCAATAGCAGCGCCCTCGTTTTTAACAGGAGCAGCTGAAAAGCCAGACAATTTTGTTTCTTCTTCGAAAGAACGCTCTGAAGTCTCTGTTTCGTAGATTTCAGTGTGTTCTTGACCATAGCGAGCATATTCAAGACCGAACAAAGCGTTCAGACCAGGTAATAACTCTTTTAATAATTGTGCGCGTGAAATAGCCATTTATAATTCTCCTTAAGCTACGTAATAACGGTGAGCGCCAAAGTTCCATTTTACTAGAACCTCAGGCGATTGTACCAACGCAACACTACCAGCAACCGTAACTGTTGAAGCTGTTACTGTTAGGGTTGTGCTACCTGTCGTTGTTACAGTTGATGCAGCTGTCAGGATAGAACCTGTAAATTGCAATTGACCATTAACATTGTTAAATACGTCTGTACCGATTGGTAATACTGTGCCAATTGGAAGACCAGAAACAACTAATGAAGTTGTGCCTGTACCAGAAACGTAAGTACCAGAAGTGTCAATTTGTGTGTCAGGCACTAAACCTAATACACGGAAGCCACCGCCAGATGTGTTAGCTGAAGCTGCAACAACACCGCCTGCACCGTTGCCTGTTGATGCTGAACCAGTAAGAGTATTACCAGCCATGTTTTGACCAACTAAAAGTGAAGAGCCTGAAGCAATAGTGGTAGAACCAGCTGCTGCAGTAACTGCACATTTAATAACAACATCAGGGTCATCACCTACAATAGCTGTAATATCACCAGCTGTTACATTGCCTGGATAGTATTGTGAGTACAAACGTTGTTTTGTTGTTGGGTTAGTGTAATAGCAACCTAAGAAAACGCCAACTGTTGTATTAGTTGTGCTTACTGGAACGGTTGCGATAACGATACGGCCAGAAGACAAAGTTACTGGGTCGCCGTTGTAAATTGCTGTCCCGTAATTATAAGCGATTGGGTATTCACGAGTAGAACCCGCAAAAACTTGACCGCCAATAAGGTTTACGGGCTTGTATCCATATGCTGCTGATACGGTAGGATAAGCCATATTAAACTCCTAAAAAAATTAAAAAATTAACTACCTTTGCCAAAGGACGTTGACGATTTGCGCTCATTAAATAGAGGCATACGCGGGTCACTTTGACGCATTAAATTATTGTCTACAGCTTCCGTTTGTTCTTGTGTTGTTTTAGCGTAATGTGAATTACGTTGGTCAACAAATTCTTTCGGAGTCTTGCATAACAATAATCCGCCGACTTCAATGTTGTCTTTAAAACGACTAGTTGGGTCGACTAACAGTAAAAATTTAGGTTGTTCTTCAACCTTAACTGGTTCCCAACCTTCTCTGAGCTTGGCAGAAAGATTACGCGGGTCAGCATTGTTTAAAGTAGAAACTCGAATCCACCGATAAGCATAACCATCTTGTTTATCTGGCTCAGGCAACAACTCTGGGGGCGCCCACTGCTTAGGACGTTCAGTTTGTTGACGGTTACTAATTTCTCTTGGTGTTCTGTTATCGGTCATTTTGGGACTCCAATTTTGTTAATTCACGAGCATATTGCTCAGGTGTTAAATTAAATTTCTTTGCCAAGCCGAGTTGGGTCGGGGTAAGCTTTACTCTTTTTGGAGATGTGCTTCTAGTTGCCGGCGCAACAACATTGCTTGGCTTTTTGGCAGAAGTTTTGATTTCTGTCTCTGATGATTCTTCATCAAATTTTTCTGGAAAGCGTTGACGAATTTCTTTGTCAATAACGTTAAAGTAATGAGCCGAACCAAGGGCGACTCCTTCTCTTTCCAATCGGCGATGGATACCCATTGCTAGGTAACTCATATCGTCATCTGTACCATACCAGCTGTTTTTGTCCAGCCATGCTTGAGTGGTTGGCTCAAGACGTTGTGGTTGTTGTGGCATTTGTACATTAGTTTCTTCATGTTGTAAAGTGTCTTCTGCAAATTCTGGTCTATATTGTTCAATTTGCTGTGATTTCATCTTTACATCAATGAGTTTCTCTTGCGCTTCGCTCAATCTATCAGAGTCACCAGAGTCATAAGCGTCTTTATACTCACGTTTAGCGTCATCTAATTCACGAATAACATTTTCCTTGTAATTATTTACTAGCGTTTGTTCGCCAGTAGATAAACGTCCTTTTAGGTTTTTGTTTTCGTTAACAAGCTGTTGGGCTACGCGGATAGCTTCTTGCTGTTCACGCAAAGCCTCTTCTTTAGCTCGGCGCTCATCATGCATAATTTTTTTCATTTGCAACAAGCGTTCTTTAGCTTGTCCTGTGAATGCTTCTAAGTCATCGTTATCAATTTCATCAACAATGTTCTTTGGCATAGGAGTAGCGTTCTTCCTATCTTCCTCTGGTACATCATCAACAATCTCAATCTCAATCTCTTCCTCTACCTCTTCGTCTGGAAAATTAAATTTGTTTAATTCTAATTGTGCCATTTTGGGGCCTCCTATACTCTTGAAATACCACGGGGGTCACTTACTACACCCTCAACGGAATCATCGTTTATAATTCTAAATTCACGGTTGTGTATCTTTAACCGTGTGCCGGTATTTGGTCTAGCTAAAATAAAATCACCTTCTTTGCACCATGGGCCAGACGGGAATCGTGTTTTGTCTTTATAACAATCTGGTCCAATTTTTACTACAAAAAATACTGTAGATAAAACTTCTTCATAGTGCATTGTGGAATCTGCTTTGACTATTCCGCTTGCATACTCTTTGTCTATCTCTGGAATAGCACATAAAATGTGATACCCAGAAGGGTCTGGCAATTGAGTTGCTTTTTCTTCATCTGTTGCTTGTGGTTTATAAGAGCCTACTATTTGTGGATTATTGGGGTTTGTGCCAATAAGTATCTCACTAGTCATCTATTGTCTCCATACGTTGATTGAGGTCTGTTATTGTTAAACATGCGGCTTCAAGACCTCGTATCTGTCCACATGCGTATTTATACTCTTCGTAGTTTGTACAATTTCCAGCACTAATAGCTTTTTGCAGCATATCAATGCGTTCCTTGTATTCACTTAAAAGGTAGTCAATTTCTTTGCTCATTATTTATTCCCTGTTTGAGGTTTTTCGGATTGAGCAATTGTTTGCCCAATTTTTACTCCTTCTTGCATTTTCTTAAACTCCATTTCTTGTTGGTCTTTAGCAGTTTTTGCGCCCACTTGTAGACCAGCAATACGTTCTGCAGATTTAATGCGCTCTTCTTCAACAGCAATTTGGTCTGCTTTAGCAGCCGCATCCATAATGTCTTTCTCTTTCTTACGTTTTTCTTCTTGCGTTTTAAGCTCCAACTCTTTGGCTTGCATTTGAATAACTGGGTCTTGAGCAGCTTGTTGAGCTTGTTGAGCCGCAACTTCTGTTTTATTGCGTTGTAACAATGCATCAGATGCTCTTGCAGCCATGGCTGATATTTGTATTTCCATTTCTTTAGGAATACCTTCATCCTCATCACCAGTAGGTAATGGCATGCCAAGTATCTCTTCCATCTGTTTGCGGTATTCAAATGCCAAATGCTCACTGATATGCGCCGTTGCTGCAGCCGCAATAGCTTGTGCTTGTGGGTTTTGTCCAATAAGCGCTGCTATTTTAGGGTCTTGCATAGCGTTCATATGCACTTGAATATGTGCTTGATGGTCTTGGTATAGGAAAGCTTTAACAGGCTTCATGTTAATGATGTTCATGTTCTCTGTTATTGGGTCCATTGGCATTTGGTCATCTTCAACCGGTACCAACTTCTTAGCGTTTTTAATGCCCAATACTTCCAACATCTGACGATGTAACAAAGCCATGTTATAAAGCTGTGGTGCAGACTGTGCCAATTGTAAAACGGCCTGATACTGAACAACCTTCTGGCTCATTGTTGCAGCATTTGGGTCTGATACAGGTATTACATCTACTTGGTCGTAGTCTGACTGTTTAGCAAAGCGGCTGCCTTCATCTGGTTCGTAGCTGTACTCTTCAGGCGTGTAGTCACGAATGATGTCCCTGATTAAGCCTAGTTCTTGTTTTAATGAGTAGTGAACGCGGGCTTGAACAGCTGACATTACTTTTAATGTGCGCTCTAGTATGGCTAGTGTTGTACCAACAGGGCTGTTTGCTGACATATCTGAGATTTGTAAGTCCGCAGCTGACGCAAAACGCCTTCCTTCGTCCACAATGGTACCTAGGAGGCTATATAAAACTTGGCTAGGCTCCTTGTATGGAAGCGGCATTATATTGTCTCTGAGCGCTCCTGATGGAACGTCAACATCACGGAACTCGCCTGGGGCTATAGGCGTGTCATCACCTTTTACTCGAAGGCCACGAGTCTTGAAGCCACCAGGCAAATTACTGAGAGTACCAGCATCAACGAGTTGACGGATGATAGAAGTTCCTGATTTAGCGAAGGCACCAACCAAATGAATAAGTCCAAAACAATAGAACCCAAAGCCAGGAACATACCCATAATGGACAAAATGGTTTCTTTTCTGGTGGGTATCATCTTCCGGTCTCCAATTTCGGCGAATAGATAGTACATTTTGAGTACCTTTTTCTACTGTTACTATATAAGGCAGGGCAATTCCTGTTTCTTTGCCTTTTTTATCTTTATGTTCAAAGCCAGCTAGGTTTAAATTGACTTGAATTTCCAACAATTTGTATCTGTCATCGGAAGTTGCGCTGAAACCCATCTTTTCAGCAATCTTTTTCTCTACTTCATCAAATGCTGTAGAAGGTTCGCCTAAGTCTATGTCTCGATAGAAGCCATCTATTTGTAAACGGCGCAATTCATTCTCTGTTTTACGCATAACATGTGTTACACGCTCGGCTGTTTGTAGATTTGACGCACCATAAGGAACAATTAGGTCTTCTGCCGGGACAAATATTGAGGTTTGGCGGTTTAAAGCTGGGTCAAAGTACACTTTTTTGAAAGCATTACCAGAAAGACCCAAGCCCCACGCCATTCTTTCGTGTTCAGGACGGAATTCTGGCATTTTTTCCATGATTTGGTAGTTCATGTCTTTCTGAACGCGGTCAGCAGCACCCATTTTCTCAGGTGTTTCCTTACCAATGACCAAAGTTTTTACTGGCCCGGTAGCTGGGACAGTCTCCATCACTGTTTCAGCTTGGAATTTGACTAACGCTTCACTCAATAGAGGGTGGTAAACACCGCATGCGCCTTCCCATGGCTCAGAGCGCTCTTCAATTTTCATACCAAGTAGCTCTAAGCCGTCCACATAGGTCTGTATCCAGTCTTTACGTGAGGCAATATCGCCTTCAACGTCATCTATAAGCTCGTTACATATGCTCAGTAGTTCTTTTTCATCAATGTATTCGGCCAAGTTTGCATCGAAGTCCTCTTCGTCTTCATCTTCTGGCTCAAGAATTATCTCCAAACCATCAATGCTAACGGATTCTGGGTTTTCAATTTCAATTTCAATTGGTTCCTGTTCCTGAGATATTGCTTCAAGGCCCATGGGTACTGCATATAATGATTTTTCTATTGCCATAATAATTTCCTTTTAATAGTAGGCGGCTCTGCGACTTGATTTAAACTGTTTAATTTCATCTTCCTCATCTGAGTCTAGCCGTATGAATCCGCCTTTTCTAAAACGGATTAATGCTTGTGTTGTAGAGTCAACTAAGTCATCGTGGTCTGAATTTGGAAAAGCTGCGAGTTCTTCAATGACTTCTTCAGCCCAGCGCTTACGGGGCGCCCACACTTTTCCTGATGCAAACATATCAGCAACAGAGTTTACTCTTGAAATCTTATCATTTCCACGGGTAGGTGTATATTCTTGCACGGGAATACCCATTCTTCTTAATTCAAAGACTAACGGTGCACCAGAAGCTTTAGCTTCCACTACACAGGCATCCGGCTCCCATTCTGTATACATCTCCATGGCTCGTTTTTTAAGGTCAGGAAATTCTAAACGCTCTTTAAGTGCATCTAATAAAATGATATTAGCATTATTTATGTCTTCGTTAATATAAAAAACGCCCCAGGTTGTGCATGCTGAATAGTCTGAACGCTCGCTTTTGGTAAAAGCCGTATCCCAAGACTGTATGATAAAGTCACAAGGCGGTGGTCTGTCTTCTTCCCACATCTTCCACCATTCTCGTTTTACTAATGCGCCTTCTTCGCCCGTAGGATTTTGTTGGTACTGAGCAGACCACTTAGATAACGGTAACTCATTCCTAAGTTTCAGTAGCTCATCTAGTGACCAGAACTCCGGCCATAAAGGTTTTTCGTTTGGCATGATAGCTGGAAGCTCAATTACTTCCCACTCATCGCCATCCCGTTCAACCATACTCTGTAGAACGCGGCCAGTTAAATCCCTCTTACCCCAACGGGTCATAACG